AATCGTAATTCAATAGGTATATGCTATTGTGGTGGCGTAGAAGCTGATGGTAAGACCCCGAAAGATACTAGATTAGATTGTCAAAAAGATAGTCTATTAGCAGTGCTAAGAACGCTTAAGGCAATGTATCCTGAAGCTGTAATACACTCGCATAACGACTTTGCTAGAAAAGCATGTCCATCTTTTAACGCTACAGAAGAGTATAAACATTTATGAAAATAGGAGAAGGTACGGAATTTAAAATAGATATTAAAACCGTAGTTAGCATAATAGTAGTAACATCTATGTTTGTAGGTATGTATTACTCTTTAGCTTCAGACATTGAAGAAGCTAAAAAATTACCACCATCTGAAATTAAGAGATTAGAATATGATCTTAAGCAAGAGTGGCAGACAGATCACATAGAAGATCTTGAAGAAAAAGTAGATGAAATACTACACTGGTGCAGAGAAGTTGATGGTAAATTAAGTAATAAAAAAGATAAGTGATGGCTAGAAAAGCAACTAAAAGAAAAAAGAAAGCCTGTTGGAGAGGATATGAAAAGCGAGGTATGAAAAAGAAAGGTGGACGTATGGTTAATAACTGTGTTAAAAAAGGAACAAAGAAAAAATGACAAATGCTAGTTATGAAAAATCTAACCGCAAGATGCGAGCTAAACACAGGAAAGAAACTGGAAACACTTTAGGTAAAAGACAAACAAGTGGTACTGGAAAGCGTAGAATATCTTTCGCTTGTAGATTTGCTGGCATGAAAGGTCCTATGAAAAAACCTAATGGCGAGCCAACTAGGAAAGCTAGAGCTTTAAAAAAATGGGGTTTTGGAAGTGTTGAAGCTGCTAGAAAATTCTGTAATAAACATAAAGCTAAAAAATGAAAGATAAAGGTGTTGGTGATACTATAGCTAGATTTACAAAAGCAACTGGAATAAAAAAGTTAGCAGATAAAATACCGTCTGGTTGTGGATGTGATAAACGACAAGACTGGTTAAATAAAAATTTTCCTTACAACAAAGGCATAAAAAGATAATTATGAGTAAACTATCAACAGAACAAAGAAAGAAATTAAGAGATGATCAATTTTGTGGCCCTGAAAGATCATTCCCAGTAAATGACTGTGATCATGTAACAGCAGCAAAAAGAATGATAAGTAGATACAAAGGTCCTGGTGACAAAGGTTCTATAATGGCCTGCGTTAAAAGAAAAGAAAAATCATTAAGTTGTAAAAAATAAGTTATGGAAAAAGTAAAAGAAATTATAAACCACCCATTATCAAAAGCTGTATTAGCTGGTATTGTTGGTGCAACGTTATTAGTGGAATCACATCCCATGTATGCTGGTGTAGCTTTTGGGTATTCTTTTAGAGAAGTTTTATTAGCATTTAAATCAGACTAATTATGACAATGCGTGATGAAAAAAGAGGACCTATAGGCGACAAGTTTAAAGAGATTGGAACAACTATTAAGGGTAAGTTAGAAAGAAACAAAATATCTCAAGCACTTAAGCAAGAGGCAAAGGATATGGGTTTTAGAAAATCTGAAGCTAGAGATATAGCTAAAAGATATAGAAAAAATAAGCTTACAGATTTTGAGTTATCAGAAATAGGAAAAAAATTTATGACTGAAATACCAGAGTCTCCTAAGAAGTCTAGTACAAAACTGAGCGTAGGTGATGCAGCTGCAATATCTAATTATAGTAATCAAGATGAATTTGGTAGATCAAAGGCAGAGCAAGTATATGATGCTAAACAAGGTATAACTCCAAAACCATTAAACACTATGCCATTAGACAATCCCGTGGCAAAAGGTTCTACAAAGAAAAAAGATTAATTATGCCAGATTTAAATTTAGCAAAAGCAATTAAAAAAGAAGACTATGCAAAGCATGGAGGTGAAGTTCACGTTAAAGATGGTAGAGAATTTAAAGTAATAAATAAGGAACAAGAGGAATATATACCTCAAGATTCTAAAAAATCCACAAACCTATTTCAGGGTACTCCAAATAAGTACTTAACAAAAGTAAGTAAAAACAAAGCTTATTATAATGAAGATGGTTCTCCTAAGTCCGCACAGCAAATAAATATGCTCACTGGCATAAACAAAATACACCCAGATAAATTTAACGACTATAATAAACTTGTAGGCTATGAACCAGAGAAAGAAATTGTTTTTACTGACGGTGGTGAGGATAGAGAGATTCAAACTACTACACTAGATATACCAGAAGACAATGGTGGAGGTAGCAGCACAGGTGATATACCAGATGGTGGTGGAGGTTCATTTACTTATACTGTTTCAGATGGTGATTCTAGCAAGGAGAAGAAGAAACGATCATTTAAAAATATATTTAAGAACAGAGATATAAAAGGTGATGGTAAAATAGAATGTTCTAGTGACGATCCTACTGAGTGTAGATTAGACCAGGCAAAACAAACTGCGGCGGAGGAAAAAGCGGAAAACAAAGCTTATAAGAAGGCTCAAAGAAATAGAAGTTATAGAGTAAAAAAAGACGGGACTCAAGTATTAAAAAAGCAATTTGCACCAGGAGAATGGTTTAATGAAAAGATGGATAACTTTAAAGATAAAAGAATTAAAAATCAAGCCCAAAAAGACCAGAATCAAAGACAAAAGGAAATTAAAAAAGAAAGCAAACAAAGAAGTAAACGAAGACAAGTAGAATTTCAACATGAACATTCTGATAGGTATAGTAAAGTTGATAATTTCTTTAACGAATTAGCTTATAAAAGAAACAATAAGGATGAAAAACCTACTAAAAGAAGACGTAAAATTAAAGCTAGCTTTTAATGGGAAAAGAAAAAAAGAAGTTTAAAGAAACTAAGGTTGGGGCTTTCTTAACAGAGAAAGCTCCTAAACTTATTTCCCAGCTAGGAGAGTTTCTGCCTGATCAAGGTGGATTAGGAGTAGTAAAAAATCTAATAACAAGTGATTCTAATATTAAGCCAGAAGATAAAGAGATGGCTTTGAAACTATTAGAGCAAGATATAGCTGAGATGAATAACATATCTCAAAGATGGGCTAGTGATATGAAAAGTGACTCATGGTTGAGTAAGAACACTAGACCTATGACGCTTATATTTCTTACTTTAGCCATGACAATATGTATAATACTAGACTCTACAGTATTATTAGAGATTAAAACAGGTTGGGTTTCCCTATTAGAAGCTCTGCTGCTTACAGTATATGTAGCGTACTTTGGGTCTAGAGGCGCAGAAAAAATAACAAAAATAAAAAAATAAAAATGGGATACGCTAAAGGAGATTTCTCAAGCCAAGCAAGGGTATTTGCTCATGATGCTACTAATGTAGTTATTGGCGATGATTTAGATAACGTTTGCATATATGTCGGTACAGGTGGAGATATAACTGTTACTATGCAAAGCGGTAGAACTGGCATAATATTTAAAAACGTTCCTTCAGGTGCTTTTTTACCGGTATTAGTAAAAAAAGTTGAAGCTGTTGCAAATGGAGCGGGAGACTTATTAGCATTATATTAGTATGTGGTTAGGTATTGGATACACTATTCCCATGCATGGAGACAGGAATTTAAAACTTCCTCCTCCGGTAATAGGAGAATTCATAGAACTAGAACCTAATCTATTTTTAATAGAACTAGAAGGAGCAGGCGTGTCGGATAAAATATTATTAGAATAAAAATAACAAAATGGCAAACGAAAAAATAAGTGCGTTTAATACCGTAGAAGACGGTCAAGGTACCAAACCAGATGTAAGAAAACTTAAAGGAATAGCTGGATACGAAGAGTTAACTATTGGTTCAGGTGTTTATACTAATGCTCAAATGTCTGGTGAAGAATTAGTAGAAAGTATAATAAATCAAGGTAGTGCGGCTCAAGGGAGAATATCTTTTTACGGTGCTGGATCAGGTGGCCAAACTAGCTTAGGTGGTTCTAGCGGATTATCGTGGGATCAAACTACAGACACATTAAATATAGGAACTCCAAATAGTGGTCCTGGTTTAGAAGCTGACGTTAGACTTCATGGTACTTACGTTACTGGTGATGGGCAACCATCTATCTCTTTTTATTTTGGCGATAGCAGTGTTTCTACAACTCCAAATATTTTTACTATTATAACCGATAAAGACGGAGCTGATCAAGTGTGGGTTTTACCAACTGAGTTACCCGATGAAAATAACGCTTTAGTTGCCTTAGATGTTGATCAAGAAGAAGTAACATTAGGATGGGCAACTAACTTTGACACTCAATATACTTTATCAGCTGAACAAAGCTCTGTAGGTTCGAACGAATCACCTTATATAACATTAGGTTGGGAAGATTCTACAGGTACACCACAAACAAATGATGTACAACTTATTGGTGGTACAAATATTACAACAGAGAGAAACACAGCTGGAGATGAAATAACAATAAATGCCACGCCAACTGGTTTAACAGGACAAATCCAATTTGCATCCTCAACAAATACTTTTAATGCTGATAGCGCTTTATTTTATACTATAGGTAATAATGTTGGTAATCTATCAGTGGGAGATGTAGGAATTACTCAAGGTAGACTTAACCTTTATGGAGGAGCAACAACTAGTGGAAGTATAAATATATCGGATCCAAATGATGACGGTATAACAATAAAACTTCCTAATGACATGGGTGGCGTTAACTACGATGTAATTTTACCGGAGATCGCACCTACTAATAGCCAGATATTGGAATCAGATGCTAGTGGTAATTTATCTTGGATTGATACTCCAACAAGTACTGGAACTAGCGCGTTTACTCCAAAAGCAGGTGCTGATGTAATTGACTGGGATTATGCAACTGATGGACCTAACTTAAGACTAAACTTAGGTTCAGGTTTAGAAAACGTGTTAACCGTAAATAATCTTACTAATTTTCCAAATGGAAGTACTGGATTTGTAATTATGAATCCACAAAACTCAACATCCTACAAAATGCCTAGTGAAGATTATGGAAGTGCCAGTGGTATAACTAGTAAAATGTCGGGAGGTGATGCTAGTCTCGGTGGTACTAACAACGTGTTATGGGAGTGGACATATGATGGAGCTAATTTTTATTGGCAAAAATTTCAAAACTATGTTGATCCAATTTACCCTCCGTCTGTAGTATTTGATTCTACTAGTTTAATAGCATTTTATCATCCAGAATCTTATAATGAATCTGTTAATGGAGCTTCTTTAGTTGCTGGTCAACCAGTACCTGAAATATCAGCAAGCTCATTAATAGGTGATTTAGCTATAGGAACAAATGTAACTAATGCAGAATTTTTTACAAGAGATGATTCTGTTAGTAGACCAGCTTTTTGGAGTTTAGCTGGAGATTCAAATTCTATTGTATCTCCTCAAGCTTTTTCAGGTCTACCTGTTACTAATACAGTTAGTTGTTATATTCAAGGTCCTTTTGCAACTAGTTATTCAACAATTTTTGATTTTGATGAGGGTGGTAATTATCAAGAACTTTTATACATAAACTCCAGTAGGAATTTTGAATTTAGTTATAGCCCAGCTCTTACATTAGGTTTTCCAGCATTAGAAAATTATAGCGGTAATCCTGGTGGAGCAGATTTATCTAATGAATGGATTTTTATTAGTGTCTCTTTAGATGACACAAATAATGAAGTTATATTTTATGCAGGTTGTCAAAGTTCTTTAGATGCTGCTAATGCAGCTGGAGGAGCAACCAACTGGGATTACACCGGTCAAGGTGACACAGTACCAGTAGATGCTAATGGACTTTATAAAGAAACAAATTCTTTTACAATTGGAACAAATAACTTTACTAGGTTTTTATATGGTCAATCAGTTGGAAGTGTTTCAGAAGGAGCGAAATGCCACTTAGGTATGTTAGGTATATACAGCGCTGTGTTGGGTGATGCGAAGGTTACACAAAACTGGCTAGATTCAAGAGGAATCTATTATATAAGTTAAACAAACAAAAAACAAACAAACAATTAAATTTAATCAAATGAATAAAATAAAAGAAGAACAATTAAAGAAAATTCAAGAACAACAAACTGAGTTAAACAAAGTAATAAATCAAATAGGTTATTTAGAAGGACAGAAGCATGCTCATCTTCATCAAATGGCAGATATTAATCACACCATAAATGAATTTAAATTAGAGCTAGAAAAAGAGTATGGCCAAGTTAATATAAATGTAGAAACAGGTGAATATTCAAAGCTTGAAGAAAAGCCAGCTGAGTTAAAAACTGTGTAATGAATAATGTTATTAGAAAAATAAGCATTGGCGCGGATTATAAAAACGAAGCTATGCATTATTCTGTTGGGCAACAAGTGTATGGAGGTCATACGATATCTAATATACTTTATAAACCAAATGACAATTCTTATAATATATTTATATCTAAAGAAAACGAAGTTATGCCATGGAAGAAATTTAATTCTAACATGGCTATATCCGTTGAATATGATTTAGAATATTAATGAAGTCTTTATATAAGTTTATTATATCTCCACTTAATGAGAGATATGACAATACAATAAAAGTAGGTGGAATTGATTTAATAACTAACACAACTATAGAAGATTATAAGTCTGTAAGTAAAAAAGCTATAGTTATTGAAACACCATCTGCTTTTAAAAGTAAAGTCAAAAAAGGAGATCACGTAATAGTTCATCATAATATTTTTAGAAGATATTATGACATGAAGGGAAGGGAAAAAAATAGTGGATCTTATTTTAATGAAGATAAATACTTCTGCACTAGTGATCAGATATATCTTATTAAAAAAGAAAACACGTATGAAGCAAATTTAAATTATTGCTTTGTAAAACCCTTACTAAATACCAACAAGTTAAGCTTAAATAAAGAGCTTCCATTAAGAGGAGTTATTAAATATTCTAATAAATATTTAAGTAAAAAAAATATAATTGAAAACACGTTAGTAAGTTTTAATCCAAACAGTGAGTTTGAGTTTATACTAGACGGAGAAAAATTATATTGTATGAAATCTAATAATATTGTATTAACTCATGAACACGAAGGAGACGAAAAAGAAAATAATCCAAGCTGGGCAAAAAGCCGTTGAAGAATTAATTAAAGTAGCTAAAGAAAAAATAGTAGACTCTGATGACGATGTATCAGCTGATAGACTTAAAAATGCAGCTGCTACTAAAAAGCTAGCTATATTTGACGCTTTTGAAATACTTACTAGAATTCAAGAAGAGGAAGAGATGCTAAGTGAAAAGCCAAAGGAAAAGAAAGAAGAAAGAACTTTTAAAGGTTTTGCAGAAGGGAGGAGCAAATGAAGTTTCTTTGTAGTGGATGTGGAGGATGTTGTATGTCAGCCGGTAAATTGAATGGTGCTGCTTATGGATTACCAATTAAAGAAGATGGTTCCTGTGCGAATTTAATTGGTTCTAAATGTTCTATATATGAAACCAGACCAGACATATGTAGAGTAGATAAGATGATGTTTAATGATGATAATTTAAGTAGAAAAGATTACTATAAAAGAGCTACTTCTGTGTGTCATGAAATTATTGATTACTTAGGTATAGATCCGCATTATAAAATTAATATAGACGACTATGACTTATAATCAAACTCTTTGGAAAGAAATACCAGATATTGTAAATCCTAAAATATTATCTAAACAAAATAGATATAAAAAATGGGAGTATGGTTATAATTCAGAATATGATTTTATATGTATAAGTAAAACCGGTCAAATTGGACAAATCATTGAGATACAAAACCTCCGTATTGCTTTACCAAAAGAACATGAACCTTTTAAACGAAGCAAAAAGAAAGAGGAACAATACTGGGAAAAACAAGAATATCCAAAAGAATTAGCTAGAATAAAAACTAGGTTTGATTGGGAGGAATATCCTACAGATTTTAAAGAAAAATGGTTTGACTATATAGATGATGAATTCAAAAAACGAGACGAAGGTTATTGGTTCTTTAATAACGGTGTGCCTACTTATATTACTGGTACTCATTACATGTATTTGCAATGGTCAAAAATTGACGTTGGTTCGGCCGATTATAGAGAAGCAAACAGACTCTTCTTTATATTTTGGGAAGCGTGCAAGGCAGATAATAGATGCTATGGAATGTGTTATCTTAAAAACAGACGATCTGGATTTTCTTTTATGTCGTCCGCAGAACTCGTCAATCAAGCCACAATATCTTCAGATGCCCGATTCGGTATCCTTTCAAAATCTGGAGCAGATGCTAAAAAAATGTTCACAGATAAAGTTGTACCGATATCCGTTAACTATCCGTTTTTCTTCAAACCGATCCAAGATGGTATGGATCGTCCTAAGACCGAACTGGCATAT